CTGTATTGCATAGCAGGAACAACATCTGCATTAACATGATAAGAGTTTGAGCTTATGTTTATACATTTGTTACCTACAGTAACACCGTATTCTCCAAACTTCTTCTTTAATGCATTTACAACATAACTTTTGAAGGTGTCATAACTAATACCGCCATCATAGTGTCCATATTCCTTAGAGGTCATACCGTCTAAGTAATTACCATAAAAAGTAGAAGTTAGTAATACACAAATATCTACGTCACTGTTTTGCCTCACGTTAGTGTTATTTGCATAAGAGCCCTGTGCAAAAACTTCAATAGTATATCCTTGTAGATTTGTGCAAGAAGTAATGGCATCTTTTATCATTTTTACTGTATTTTCAACGCGAGTTTCTTCTGTTGCTGATAAAGGAGCTGTCCACGAAGACAATGTTGTTTCAGAGTATTTCACATAGTACCTTCTTTCTCTTGTTTATTGATGCACAATATATTATATCATAGCTATCGCGAAGATACAAGATGTTGTTGTTTTGTGGCTCAATAATATACATCATCCACTCTTTATAAAACAGTTTTATTTTGTACCGGTTTTCTTGATTTAGTTTTTTTAGTATTTTTCAAACAAAAAATCTCCTTATATGATGATATTTGCGAAATTTATTGTAATTTGTCAGAAGGGTGATATACTTATAGTAATGATATATGTTATTTATTACCAAAATCTATTCTAGGGGATATATACTATGACAAAACGAACATGGCATCCAAGATTTTTACGCTACATGAAGCAAATCGCCGAACATCCAAATTACGAAGGTTTAGACATCAAAAAAAGAAGCGACGGCACATATGGATGGATTGTTTTCGGAAAATCCCCGGATGGTCAGAAGCGCATAGAGTGGTGCAAGAAAAAAGCAGACGAGTTGAATATCGAACAAAAGCCGGGATTTTACGCAGAAGTTATGCGTGAAATTCATCCTACAAAATGGAAGGTTTGTCAAACTTGTGGCAAAGAAATGTCGTTGTACTATCACTATCCGAACGCCAACTTCGTTAAAGCTCTTAACAAAAAATTCGGTTGTGAATTTTCGGATTGCGACCATATAAGCGATATATGGGATGAATTAATAAACAGTGGTGTTAAGCAACTTGATCTTGCGGAGTTTTTAATACTTAAAGGTGGATTAGACCTTGTTGCGGAAGTTGCAGAAAAAGATGATATTATAGATGGATTAGAGAAAGTTTGTCGTACCGGAAACAAAGCACTTCTAGGCCCCGGAGCGATGTCTAATTTTCCTGACAGATTTGATGGCTTCCATACATACAATCGTTGCTGTCGTTCTACACAGGATACCGGTCGTTCTAAGCAAAACTTAAAGTCATACACAAAAGACAGACGTGCATACGAGTATTGGAGCGACGGAAATATACACGCAGCAAATCAGTTTATGGGAAGTTCTTTCTTCGATGGTGTTTCTGCTGATCACATTGGCCCGATATCATTAGGGTTTATTCACGACCCACGTTATTTACAACCTATGTTAAGCGGTGACAACTCCTCTAAAAGGGACAGACTCCAATTAGAAGATATAGAAAAGATAATAGAAACCCAAGCAAGAACAGATGTATACCCAATGTCGTGGTATTCTAAATTAATATGGGAGCATATAAGAGAAAACTACGCTGATAATCACCACAAAATCGAGAGTGTTTATAGAAATGCTTTAAAGCAAAATATGGCTAACTTCATGTATGTTCTGTATACGATTTTGGAGAATTGTCCGGATACAGGAGAAGATTTTTTAGTTAAGGCATTTATTGAACCAAATTATGAAGTGTTTAATTATACTTATATATTTAACGCCCGTGGAGAAATAGTTAATCGTAGCCCACGAAACTTTACAGATAGAAGCCGTAACGAAATGCAAAGATATCGCCGAATAGCTATTGAGTCTGTATACGATTACAGTCTAAAGGACAACAGAAACATTAGCGATAACTTAACTTCTAAAGAAGAAAGTTTGCTAAATAGCATTTGTGAAAAAATCAATGCAGAGGGTGATCAGAAAAAATTAAAGGCTGATTTAGTTTGTTTGATGGAACAAATTCAAAAAAGACTGATTACGGAATTATAGGATAGGAGAGTAATGTATGCCACGAAACGAACGGAATTATCATGAGAATTTTGAGAAATATGTAAACTTCATTGTTAACCAAAAAGCTTACGAAGGACTACCAATCAAGAAAGATAGAAGTGGAAAGTATCGCTTTGTAGCGACTAAAGAATCGAAAATTGGTAAACAACGAGAAGAATGGATCAAAAACAAAGCGAAAGAACTCAAATTCAAAGATGAAAAAGGGGTGTATGCTCGTGTTATGAGGCATATACACCCTACTAAAGAAACAGTGTGTCAGATTTGTGGCAGTTCAATGTCGATATATTATCATTATTTAGGTAAAAATGCAGTTGATTTCTTTGACAAGGAGTATGGCTTTTGTTATACCATAGTGACTCATATCGGAGAAGTGTGGGATGATTTTATACACTATGGATTTGTAGAGGAAGAAATAGGAAAAATATTACTCGACAAATGTAATATAACAGAATATTCCGGCTCGTTTTCAAAAGACGAAATAATAGAAACGATTGAGGATAAGTGCCGACGTGGAGAATGTAAATTCTTGAGTCCCGGAGCTATGTCGAATGCGCCTGATCGTTTCGATGGATTTCATTCTTATAACAGATGTTGCAGAGAAAAAGAAGATCTCGGAAGACACAGAGAAAATATGAAATCTTACGGCAGAGATCGACGTGCTTACGAGAGGTGGAGCGATGGAAATATCCGCGCGGCAAACATATACATGCATAGTAAAGTTTTTAAGGATAAGTCTGCAGATCATATCGGACCAATTTCTTTAGGCTTTATTCATGATCCTCTATACCTAAGACCTATGACCTCTAGAAAAAACAGTGCTAGAAATAACAATCTTTCGTTAAGCGATGTAACAAAACTAATAAAAATTGAAAATGAAACTGGTGTGTGTGCAGTATCATGGTATTCTAATGAAATTTGGCAATACATCAAAAATAACTATTTATCAAACAAAACAAAGATTGGTACTGAGTATAAAAGAGCTCTTCAACAAAACTTTGCTAATTTTATGCAGGTTTTGTATTTGATAATAATGGATTGCGGAGATAACGGGCGTGATGTTTTAGCAAAATTATTTCTTGAACCCAACTATGAATGTTTTAAATACAATTATGAGTTTGGGACAAATGGAAAAATTGTAAAACGATCCGTAAGAAGAAAAACTGAAGCTTGTAAAAATGAGTTTAATACATACAAAAGAATCGCTTTAACGGCGGTTATTGATTATGTAGAGAAAGAGAATAGAAACTTTACTCATAGTTTACAACAGAAGCATATCAATATAGTACACACTATTTCTAAAGCTATAAAAAATGGGGAACCGGAAGATATAATTAAAAAACAGATAATTAATGTAATGTCTATGTTACAAAAAGAAATAATACAAACGTTATAAAGAATTAAGGCGAAGTTTTTAACTCCGCCTTTTTCTTATGCTAAATCAATTAACAATTGCCCATCCTGAAGAGGAATCAGGTTATCATATGGATTAGCTCTTATGAAATTGTTAGTATATTGTTTGAAGGAAATCTTACCCTTGAATAAGCGCAAAATTTCTGATTCTTCAGTATCAATATAGCAAGCGTCCTCGTTGCAGTCAATTGACTCTAAATCACTGATGGTGTCAAAAGCAGAGATTTGCGTAGAAACATCAGGCGTTAACGCTGTTGGGAACAGTTGGCTTGGCGATATATCAAGATCCTTTCTAACACAGATGATTATTACCCTCTTACGCTTTTGAGGAACTGCATAGTTGGTGGCGATAAGTAATCTACCTTCGGTATTATATCCTATATCGGAGAACATATTGTGAATAGCAGTATAAGTTGCGCCTCTGTTAAAGCTAAGCAGACCTTCTACATTTTCGAATACAATAACCTTTGGTTTTATACGAGAAACAATATCGATAAAATCCAACACCAGTCTGTTTCGAGGATCATCTGAGTTTCTGAATCCTGCAAGAGAAAAACCTTGACAAGGAGGGCCTCCGCAGATTATATCAGCATGTTCGCGGATAGCTACTTCCGTAATCTTTCGTTTGGTGTCTTCAGTGGTAATATCCCCGCACAAAACTTCGATTTCAGGATTGTTAATTTTTAGTGTAGCACAGGCGCTTGATTCTATATCATTAGCGATTACAGATTGTATACCCGCCTCCTTGAATCCTGCTGTCATACCACCTGCGCCGCAAAACAGGTCAACTGATTTTTGACAACCGGTTTTTTTGGCAATCTGATGCGCAATTTGATAAGCCAATATACAAGGCACTGCATTTCCAACCTGCTTAAGTAATTGAGTTTTGTTGCCAAAGAAGTAGTAATCATCAGGAAAGCCTTGGAATCTAGCAGCTTCTCTTACAGAAAGAACTCGTTCGTGAACCGGGTGTACATAAGTTCCATTCCCGGGACGATTAAAATATGTTGTAATTGTATAGCTTGGCTTACTATAGTCTATGCGGCCATAAAGAGTGGTTCTTCCTCCGGTTTGAGTTATCCTTTTTAAACGAACGGATTTCTCAACTGTTTCTAATGGGATATCTTTCCAACTGCCGCCTTGAGGAACCGAGCTAATCATTTCTAAATCCAAGTCACTTAACTTGAAAGTAGTATGATTCAAAATATATCCATGGAACAAGGCTTTGTATTTTGTGGTTATACCTTCAGCGACTGTAATATCAAACTTATCACTTTGATTTAAAAAGTCAGATATATTTAAGCTGTTTTGCAATACATCTTCGACATCACACAAAGTTATATTAGCAATTATTTTTTTGATATCAGCATAATACAGCAAAAGCAATTTTTCTTTTTCTAATTCACCGGTAATATCTTCGTCAAGGTTATAAGCGATACGCACATACTTTTCGATCAGATTGATTGCTCTTTCGCTCATAGAATCCAAGCTTTTTCTAACAAGAATAGAAATCGTTTTTAGGCAATTGGAGTTTACAGGAACCGGGAAATTATCTATTTCATAATTATTAATATGATTATTACTGCTAGTTAGCTTAAAGTACCAATTTATTAATTTTGAATTTAACAGCCCAAGCATTGCATACAGATCAATGTCGTAGTTGTTTTCTTCTATATAAATAAAATTGCATGAGTTACCTAGCACATAGTTTTCCGGAACAAGAGCAAAAGTAACCCTTCTATCTTTTTTCATATTGGCAATTTGCTGACATGCAAGTCTTGCGTGATGAATATACCTCTTTTTGTTGGTTTGATCTACAAACTCTTTAGATACATAGTCGATGCTTTCTGTGTTGCTTAAACTGTAATATGCTATATTCCTACCTCGTATCAATTTGTACGCAGACTCTTGCGATGATATTGATTTTTTATTTGCTGTAAGGTCAAGTTCTCCTCTGTAATTGTGAATAAAAGGAAGATCAGCAATGGTAGGAAACTTGCTTAACATCTTAATATCATCATATTCATCTTTGCTGATAGGAATAATCGCTTTATTTGAACTTAAGCTTAAAATATCAGCTACATCAACATCTACGCTCAACATAGGGTTCTGAGTATAATTTTTTACTATATTTATTGTTTTTGTGCCAGAACCTTTATGAATAAGAATAGCCGATAATGATTGTTTTGCGTCAACGTAATCGGAATCCTCTTCAATTGTCTTTACTGAGAGAAGATTGTGGCTTAATAAAATGTGAGATCGCAGATTTGTACAAGTCTTATCTGACAATATTGATGTGGGCACTAAAAGACTGATATGTGCGTTTGCTGTGGTGTATCTATCAATGATCTCTTCCACAAACAACTTGTATAAATTCAAAGTACCATAATTTGAATATCTAAAGTAAGTAGATGCAATATTCGCAATACTGGAGTAACGGACTTTATCAGCATTATATAGCTCTTCTGATAAGTATTGACTTCGCTCTGCTTTCAAATTTTTGTAAGGTGGGTTTGTGACAACAATATCGAACCCATCTTTTACTATATCTTCAGAAAAAACATCTGTGATACGTATATAGTTACAGTTAGATGAAGTTACATCGATTAATAACCCTTTGCCTATATGGTTATCGAAATACCCCTGATCTAAATGGATATTCCAAAAGTTTTCTACTAGCATCGATAAAAGCTCTGCATATTTTTCAAGTGCTGTCGAATTTATGTCTGCTACATATATGTTGTTAAGCAGTATAGTTGCTTCTTCTTTTGTAACACCATATTTGTAAACACACTTTAGGTAAGAAAACACAAAGTTACCTGTACCTACACAAGGCTCTAAAAATCTGTATTCCCATATAGGCTTTTCGTTTTTAAACAAATGTGAAGTGAGTTCTTCCATCATAGAATCGGTAAGGTCTAAATCTGTATAGTAACTTCCGGTTTGCTTTCGCTGTAGATTTTCTATGCTATTTTCGATTCTTTTACCTTCAGAACGCAATGTGTTCCACAAAGAATCGTTAACTAAACATGACATAGTAATACCATCCTTAAATATTTTAGTGAACGCAAATCATATTGCTGGATATGTTGGTAAAGTCATTTACCCTCTTTTCTCCCACAAAGCAAAGATTATTTTCAAGATATTCTTTTAATGGAGTTCCATCAATATAATAATACATTTGTGGAACAACAAAACTATCTAAATCTTTTCTTAGCTGATCAAGAGTAATACAATTAGTGTTTTGAAATTCTTGTATTTCCATAACATATTTATGGTGCAGCTGATATTCCTCGATGCGTTTTACGGCGGCCGAATCATAACCGTACTTTTCTTTCCATGTTTCCAACTCGGTTCTGTTACCCAACAAAACTATGCCGGTTATTGCTTTAACCGGTGCGCTGACATATAAATAAGCTACAATAGGTTCATTAGGAAAGACTTTTCTGTGTTCATATATTTTCTGACCGGCAACCAATCTTTTGTGCACGTCAGCTTTAAAGCTAAGTAATATGGTTCTCATTTTTGCAGACCTTTCTTCTAAATAGGATAACAAGATTCGAGCTATATTAAAGCACTCTTGCCGCTTTTAACCCAATCGTCAAGTTCCGAACGCTTAAATTTCCATTGCTTGCCGATTCTACAAGCAGGAATTTCGGTATCTTTTTTTATCCAGTTTCGAATTGTGTCTTTGTTAACTCCTAGATAGTCAGCAGCTTCATCTATACCTATCCATCTTTCCAAATAACCGTCCATCTATATAACTCCTTTTAAGGCGAAATAATTCATTGCTATAATAACATATATCGTGCAAAAATGCAAGATTGATTTGAGTTAATATGATTTTATCTAAAATAATATAGTTTATTATGAATTTATATGAATTTCTTAGATTTAGTATGCAAACATGATATCTTGAAATTACAAATTAGCGATAGAGTCATATATTATTTGTACAAATAATATCACATCAATAGTCCGATATTACGGACATCGATTTGACACTCCAATAAGCAAACAAAAATCTTGGACATTGGTTAGCAAAATAAATGTTAGGTTCAGAAAGGTTGACATTTATTGATTAAATTTGAATTAAATGTTATAATCTTTTTATATGGTTGGTATTATACGGAGATGTTTTGATGATCAGAGAAGTTATCCACGACCCGTTGTTTTTGAGCGGGAAGTCAGAAAAAGCGACAAGAGAAGATTTACAGATAGCGCAGGATTTGCTCGATACACTTATTGAAAACAGAGCCGGCTGTGTTGGCATGGCTGCGAATATGATAGGTGTCAGAAAGCGTATCATCGCCTTTGATGACAACGGCAAGTACACTATTATGTTCAACCCTGAGATTATCAAGTGTAGCGGCGAGTATGCAACAGAAGAAGGCTGTTTGTCACTTCTCGGCGACCCTCGTCCGTGCAAGCGTTTTCAGAGTATAAAAGTCCGCTATCAGAACGAGAAGTTTGGGCAGCTGACTAAAACATACACCGGCTTCACCGCACAGATCATCCAACACGAAATCGACCACTGTAACGGTGTGTTGATTTAACAGACAACAAGGAGTGCAAACATGGAAAATCAAATTATTGAGCCTGAAGGGTTAGAAGAGAAAAAAGAACGAATCTTTAAGTTGTTTGAAAACCAAAAGGCGAAAGATGACTTAGAGGATTATGCAACAGAGCTTTTAGTTGAATATATCGAATGTATAGTAGTCCCTTACTCTTTATCGGAAGAGGGCAAAACGAATGTACATAATCTCATACGAGAATTTACACTAGAAGAAATTTTTACTGCAATTGATAAAGGCAAAAAGCAATATCTTGAACACGATTCAGAAGGAATTTTGACTAAAGATTCTGCACTGAAGTTTGTAAACAAAATAGGCGGAATTGTTGTTACTACTCGAAAAGGTCCAATTACCTCAAAGCTAAATTATCTTATGGGCATCTGTAAAAACAGATTTTCATACTGGGATCATACAAAAGGTTCAGCTATCCTGAATAGATACATCACGGCGCTTAAAAAGCAAAACTACAGTGACGAAGATATATTAGAAGATTTAGATACAGATGTAATAGAACTATGTAAAACATCTCAAAACTGGTCACAGTGGAGAAATCAAATTAACTCGTGGATCGAAGAGATTAATTCTTGGGACAAACAAGAAGACGACGAAATTGATGCAGACGAAATCATAATGCTATCACAGTCATTAGCAAGTGAAGCGCTCATGTTTTTTGATTTTATTTGGTATCTATCTAAGGCATATGGCGAGTACGATCAAAGGGCATTATTAAAAAACTTTCTAACAAATATTGATAAATATCTAACAGAACAAATTTCTGTAATAACTGAGAAAAACGGAGCAAGCAAAGAAGATTTTCTGAAATTAAAACCGAATCGTTTACTTAGTCGTAATATAGTTGGATTTATTATAGGCGAGCCGATCGACTCAGGAGTCAAGTTTTGTATTGACGAAATGGTATCGGATTATGTTCCGGTTTGGTTAGAAAAATTATTCTTACCTTCAAATGGTATTTATACCACAAAAAACGCTCTGCTTTTTAAATCTCTTTTTGATGAATCGATGAATGAAAAATTAAAGGATTACGACATAGCAAACGAATGATTACATCACAAAGACCACACTAGTTTAATTACCGGTGTGGTCTTGTTGTATATTGGGGTATTTTGTTGTTAGTTAGAGGTATCGCTATTATTATAACTCTTTATTATCCGTCTTACTTGTTGTGTGGAGATGCCGTATACCTCTGCGATGGATTTGGTTTTCATGCCGGAGTTGTGGGCGTTGATGATTTCAGCCTTTGCGTAGCGGCTTAACTTGTTCATCCTCGGGGAAATTTTTATCATATTGTATCTGATAACATCACCGGTGATGAGATGAAACTCAAGCAGGTAGTCGGGATACACAACTACCTTTTCTATGATAGTTCGCCATATTCTGACATCATTTTCGCTATTGATGTTGTACGTTTCTGCTGCGGATATAATATCTTTTCTGCTGATTGCACTTGTGGTATTACGGGTGCTGTTTATAGCGGTGACACAATCACGGATAACACCGGAGTTTTTCTTGAGCACTATCATTACAATTTCGTGAAATATTGGTTTGAGCAGCTCTTCGTACAAATACGGTGGGCTACAATTATATCCACGCAGATGCTTATTGTGGCACTTCCAAACTATATCATTATAGGTGGTGGAATGAATCGGAATCGGTGTATACAAACCACCACAATCACTACAATATAGCTTATTTGAGAAGATTAACAATGCTGCCTGCACTCTACTTGGACTAGTAAGCCTTTTCTGCACAGCGTCAAATATCTCCTTTGTAACAATACCCTCGTGGCCGTTTTCAACGAAATACTGTGGCAACTCGCCGTTATTCACTCGCATTTTCTTGGTGCGGTAATCTTCGCAGTACTTCTTTTGCAACAACGCAGCTCCATAGTATTTTTCATTTTGCAATATGCTATCAACAGTCTGCCGCTGCCAATCGTTCTTACCCGCCGGTGATGGTATGTTAGAATCGGTCAGCTTTTTTGCTATGGCATTTGAGGAGTATCCTTCGAGGCACAAACGGAAGATGATTCTAATGATTTTTGCTTCTTCCTCCACGAGCTCCGGCTCACCATTTTGTCCCTTTTTATACCCCAAGAAGTGCTTGTACGGCATATGGTATTTGCCATCAGCAAAGCGTTTACGCTGTCCCCATTTTACATTTTCAGAGATTGAGCGGGACTCCTCCTCGGCTAAACTGGACATAAGAGTTATCAGAAACTCACCCTTGCTGTCGAGGGTATAAATATCCTCTTTTTCAAAGTACACACCCACCTGATTTGACTTGAGCTTGCGGATAACGCTCAGGGCATCAACGGTGTTTCTTGCAAATCGGGACAGCGATTTTGTGATGATAATATCAATCTTGCCGTCCATAGCATCAGCCACCATACGATTGAAGTTATCCCTGCGTTTTAGGGATGTTCCGGAGATGCCCTCATCGGCATAGACCTCAACTAAAATCCACTCAGGCTTTTTGAGAATCAGCTTTTCAAAGTAGTCCTTTTGAGCCTGCACACTCCCCATCTGTTCATCAGAGTCCGTTGAAACACGAGCGTAGGCAGCTACTCTTTTGAGCGTTACCGGTTTTGGTGGCGGCGGAACCTTTGTGACAACACGAACTCTTTTTACAACTCGGTCTGCCATACGTCAAGCTCCTCCAAACAGCGGGTAAAGGGATTGTACTTCTCGCACAGCACAGCTTTTGCGTTCACAGCTTCTGATGTTGTTATCATATCTGCATCGAGTAACACCTGCAAAATGTACTTACCGAGTCTATATTTCATTTCTCCGGTAGCTTGCTCCTTAGTCATACACATCACTCCTTAAATTCAGGTGTTCTATGTATTGCTCTGAATTTGGAATTTGTCAAGTAGTTGTTTGCATTGTTCCGATAACCGGGTTTATATTATTCCGATAGCACATCTATAGTTCTGATAAGGGCGAAATCCCTTTATATTGAAATAACATTGAAATATGATATAATGAATTATTAGATAGGAAAGTTGGTGCGCTTATGGTTGTATACTTAGACACAAATGTATATTATGGAGCAAAATTTGTCTTTGACCGAGGAAAATTTGAAACCTTAAAAAGCCATATTGATAATGGTGATATAAAACTATTGTATACTAGTGCCACGGTCGGAGAAGTATTTCGTCGTATGGAGATGGATATTGAGAAAGAAGTTCTTGTATATAACCGATCCATAAGAAAAAATTTAGAAAGTTTTAAGATAGCAGAAGAATTATCTATTTCTGAAATCTCAGCACAAGATATAATAAATAATCGAAAAGATCAACTGCGCGAGTTGTTGGCTCTTTCCGGAGCAGAGTGCATTTCACTTGATCCATTGAATGCAGAACAATTGATGGTTGATTATTTTGAACAACACGCTCCGTTTGAAAGCCAAAAGCCTTACGAATTCAAAGACGCAATAATGATTAATGCTATTCGAAACTACCAAAGAGATCATAAAGAAATGGTATATGTTGTTTCGGATGATGAGGGGTTTAGAAAGGCATTTGAAGGTGATGGTAATTTTTGCTGCTTCAAATATATAAGCGAAATTTTCAAATATATTCAGGAACAGACGGAATTAGATGCGTTTTATAATACCCTTATTTTGGATGGGTTCTTCGAAGAGGAAATAGTCTCTTATTTATATGATTTAGATATCGACCGCAGTGACTACTCCGAATGGGAATATGAGGATAAAGAGTTTTATGATGTCGATTTCGATTTGCTATATATTGAGCGCGGAACAGAACGTAGCCACTTATTGTTACATATAAATGTTGAGTACAATATATCTGTGGAAATAACACACAGAGATGAAGATCTGTCGTACTATGATAAAGAAGAAGGCAGATACCTCATTGAAGAGTATGTTACTTGGGAAGAACATCATTTTTGTTGCGAAGATTTGGTTGTTGAGTGTGAAATAATCAACGACGGAGAATCTTTTAAATTTATAAAGATTATTTCTGATAGGAAATATCCTTATATAGATTTAAGTGATGAAACTATGTGTGATTTTGATGAGCTATCTAGTTCTCAATGTGAGGAGCCTGATTTAGTATATTGCTCTCAATGCGATAGGATTATTGGTACGGTAGCATCTTACTTTGATCATCAAGATAACCCTTTATGCGATAAATGTATTGTTGGTGATTCACACGGCATAATATGTCCTACCTGCGGCAAAAAATTTCCACACGAGCTTACAATTAATGGATTTTGTCAAGATTGCTTTCTCGATGAATAAATCCAACTGCATTCTCCGAAGAAAACTGCAACACCCATAAAATCGTTGCAATGTATTAAATAGCGTAGTTTATGCCAAATTAGATTCCTCTATTGATACAATCGTGTCAATAGAGGTTTCGTCGTTTTATCGTTAAATTATAGCGAAAATATAAGTAAATAAGCCGAAAATAAAAAACAAGCGTTGCAGTTTGAGGACATAAATGTATCGTGTCCCTCTCCCGCAACGCTTTTTTGCTGTGTAAAAATATGAAGTTTTGCAATTAAGCCGGTAAAAACTCTAAACCTATCGTTAAATTATAGGGGTATCGTTAAAAGATTGAAAACAAATCAAGTGTTAATAACGGACAGGGATTTCTGAATAATCGACGATTGCAGAATAACTTTTTGAGCTGATTAGTTCTTCCATTATTTTAACTTGGTGTGATTTTTGCTTTTTATCCATTTGCAAAGGACCAAAGACAATATCCGACACAGAATCTTTATCAATTTTTAATTCAATATATGGAACAAGGTAACCGGAATTAATTCGATAATTCACCGGTATTTTTGTTTCATGTTTTGCGATAAAAACAATTATGCGAACTTCTTCTTCGTGCTCAAAACACTCTTTCTTAAAAATAAGACTCCAATCGAGAAGTCTATTAGATATTATGTAACGAATTTGTGGCTCTTGTTCTTTTTTGTATAGATCCTTAAGCTTTAAGAGCATCTTTTCGATCAATTGTTTTTGTTCGGATTTTTTATATATTACCGGAAACACATGTGGAACCGCCTCAACACTCCCAAGGAAATTTTCTAGTGATTCTTTTAAGTTTGTAGCATAAAATCCTATGTTAAAACCTTCATATCTGTTTCCCTTGGAATAATAATTCCACATAGATAAAGAATCTTTATTCTTTGAAAAAGAGCAAACATATCTATCAAATTCAGGACGAGTGATTTTTATAGATTCGCCTTTGTTATAATGAAGTAACGCAGTCCGAGGAAGTGTAACAGTTGAAAACAAATCATGTAGATAATCATCGATCTTTTTGTTTTCTAATAGCTCATCGCAAACTTCTTTTAATATTTCTTCTGCTATGGTTCCTTCAGAAACGTCATTTAAACAGTCATAACGACTTGCCCACAAAGTTACATTATTGGGGTCTTGAAACAAAATAGATTGAAAACCTAATGGTGATGTGTAGTGAAAAATACAGTCCACATACTCGTCGGGAAGATATTTCGCATCCATTCTCATTAATATTTGTAATTTATCGAGCTCACTTATATTCTTCATAATAAACCTCTTTGTAAATTAATATGAATTGTCACTACTTTACTAGTTAAGCTTATCATAAATCGACAGTTTTTTCAATTCAGAAAACAGCAAAAAGAGCCGGCATAAACCGACTCTCGAATATAATTATGTTATTTGTTATACAGTAATTTCACTCCCATTCTTAAAGTAAAACACAATGCTGCCATTTACATTCACAACAACTTTATCTACCGTAGTATGCCATAGGGTTGGGGTCCATTTTATATTTAATATATCGAGTTCATTCAGGGCAAAGAGGAAGGCACTCAGGGTGTCGGCTTGATATAGTCTGCGTTCTCGCTGTTGCTGTAAAATTTCATATCGACTTTTGAGCTTCTCGTGACGCTGTGCAAGGCTTTCGTATTTCTTCAGGTACTCCTCCTGATTTTGAGCCTCTGTAGCGTTTTCTTTTATGAGCCGTGCTATCAGCTCCTTTGTTACATCAAATTCGTCAAGGAGTTTATCGCACTTTTTATCAAGCTCTGCGGTGTCGGAGAGTTCGCTGTAAATCAGCCTGCCGTCCTCAAGGAGAGCTTCTCGGTTTTTCATCAGCTTGCTGAGTGCTATCACAAACATCTCCTTGATATCATCCTCGTAGAGATGGGGAGTTTTGCACTTGTGCTCGCCCTTAAACTTAGCGTTACATTGCCAAATGGTACGGCGGTATCTGCTGTTAGAGTGCCACACCTTGGAGCCGAAAATCTCGCCGCAATCTCCGCAGATGATTTTACCGGCAAAAGGACTATTGCAAAGTGTGCGGCGGTCGCTATTTTTGCGACGATTAAATTCATTCTGCACTCGTTCCCATTCCTCGGGTTCGATAATAGGAGGGTGGCTGTGCTCAACATAATACTGGGGTACTTCGCCCTCGTTGACCTTCATCTTCTTTTGCAAAAAGTCCACAGTATACTTCTTCTGCAAAAGTGCGGAGCCTTTGTACTTCTCATTTGTGAGGATGCTTTCAACTGTCTGACGCAGCCATTTTTGTTTCTTCGACGGAGTAGGAATGCCCATATCCGTCAGATGCTTTGCAATCGCATTTGTGGACATCCCCTCCATAAACATCCGGTAAATGCTGCGGACAATCTGAGCTTCACTCTCGACAATCTCAGGCAGGCCATCAGCACCCTTCTTGTAGCCGAGAAAATGTTTGTAAGGCATACTGACCTTGCCGTCAGCAAAACGCTTACGCTGACCCCATGTGACATTCTCGGAAATTGAGCGACTCTCCTCCTGAGCAAGAGAGGACATAATGGTGATTAAAAGCTCGCCTTTTGAGTCCATTGTCCAGATGTTTTCCTTCTCAAAATAGACCTCCACGCCCTTGTCCTTGAGCTTGCGAACTGTGGTCAAGCTATCAACAGTATTACGGGCAAATCGGCTGACAGACTTTGTAACAATCAAATCAATCTTGCCATCTAAAGCATCGGCTATCATTCGGTTAAAGCCGTCACGTTTCTTGGTGTTTAAGGCTGAAATACCCTCATCGGTATAAACCTCCACAAACTCCCACTCCGCTCGGCTCTTGATGTACTCGGTGTAGTAGTCAACCTGAGCTTCGTAGGATGTGAACTGCTCGTCAGAGTCAGTTGAAACTCGGGCATAGCCTGCCACCCTGCGTTTTTGGGTGGACTCCTTTGGGGTGCCGGTGTGCATATTCCTTGTGGCCGGGATGAAGGTTACATTTTTAGCTGTTGGCATTTTGAGTTCTCCTTTCCTTATTCTTTTTGCCTACGGCAGCTCGCATCTCAGGAGTCCAACTCTCAGACCTCGAGCGGTCCTGCCACTTACGAGTGACAACTTCTCCGCTTGTGAGGGTGAACTCCAAGATGTTATTGTTCTGTGCCGTAATCGCCGTTATTTTATCAATACCGACTATTTCATCAGCAAGAACAGTAAGCGTTGTTTCCGGGATAGCCTTTGAGGAACATACGCTCTTGCCGTAGGTATTGTAGGTGGAGCATATCCATACCGCTCCGGTAGGAGTGACCTTTCTTCTGTAATGTTTGCCACAATTATCACAAGTGATAAGTCCGGTGAAAGGATAGGTGTTGCGGGTAGGCTTACTGGAGTATTTCTCTGCCCTGCGTTTCATTTCCAGTTGTACAGAGTTATAAGTACCAATGTCAATGATAGGCTCGTGAGTGTTCTCTGCGTGGTACTGGGGCAGCTCGCCGTTATTAACTAACGTGCGTTTCGTCAGGTGATTCTCCCTGAATTTCGTCTGCAATAAAAGGTTGCCTGTATAAGTGTAATTTGTGAGGATTTTTGTTATAGCACTTCGGTGCCAAGTGAAGCCTTGCTGAGTAAGAATGCCCTCATCATTGAGCCTTTTGATAATAGCGACTAAACCTTTACCACTTAAATAATCAGCATAGATAGAACGGACAACCTCGGCTTCTTCCGGCACAACAACATACTTCTCGCCGTCGTAGCGGTACCCCATCATATATCCTCGCCAAGGCTTGCCCTGCTCAAAATTCTGCCTGACGCGCCACTTCTGATTCTCGCTTGCGGAAAGGCTCTCCTCCTGCGCATAAGATGCTAAAATGCTGAGCATCAGCTCGCCGTCGGCATCTGACGAGTGTATATTCTGCTCCTCAAAATACACATCAACACCGAGTGCTTTCAGCTCTCTAACAGTTTGCAGCAGAGTTACAGTATTGCGTGCAAAGCGGGATATGGACTTGGTGATAACCATATCAATTTTGCCGCTACGGCAATCGGTGAGAAGTCGCTGAAAGTTCTCTCTGCTCTCCTTGGTGCCGGTCAAGGCTTCGTCGGCATAAACCCCTGCGTATTCCCAACCGTTATGGCTTTGAATCAGAGTGCTGTAGTAGCTGACCTGAGCTGAAAGGGAATGTAGCATAGCATCCTTGCCTGATGATACTCGTGCGTAAGCCGCTACTCGTTTAAGCTTTGGGAGCTTTGGTATAGGTTTAATCTGAGTTACAATTCTCTCCATATAAGAGGACATCCTTTCTTATTTGTATCATTTTGGGGTACTTTATATTCGCTCTAAAGCGAGGATATATCAAGGCTTTTCGGCAAATATACTAGACGAAGATAAGCCGTACTTTTCGCCGAGTGTTGTGCATATTTTTCGGTACTCTTTGTCGGTAAAGCACCCGTCCTCCACAAGGCTTTTCATAAGAGAAAGTGATGTTCGGTAGAGCATCAGATTCTCGGGTGCGTATTTATCCGCTGTGTCTTGCCTGAGTGTAGCAATCTCTTGAGCAGTATTTTCGGTTTTTGTTGCCATAGCTTTCAAACTCCTTTTTGCAATATTCGCAGGTGAGTGTGTAATAGGCCTTGCGGTTAACTTCGCCTTGGTGCTTGTTCCACCACTCCATTCGGCAGGTGTCAGAACAGAACTTCTTCTCTCTGCGGTTTTTGGTCTGCAGTACCGGTTTTGAGCAGTTTTTGCACAGCCTTGTGTTCTCAATCTCCGGGTGGCGGTGAATATGCGAACGGACAGTTGATGCCGACAAGCCTAAGACAGTTGCAATAGCCGAAGCCGAATACCCCTCAATCCGCATTCTGTTTATTTCTGATTTTTCGTGTATTGTCATTTCATATTCCTTCCTATTAAAATCGAGCGTGGGGCATATACCCCGTTTGAATAGAGGATTTTGTGCGTAACACCCCACGCCCGTTGTTCCAAATAAAAGTTGTAGAGATTTGACCTCCCCCCCGGGGTCAATTAATTATCTTCCATGCTTTATTTCGTACATTCTTGCGTCTGTTATAGGGCCTGTACGATAAAGCTCACAAGTATACTCATAAAGCTTGTCTACCTCTTTACCTATATCCGAAAAGGATACATTACGAACATACTTAATTACAATTCGCTTGTCATACCACAAATATATATCCGCAGTACGGCGCTTGCTAGTTGTATGTGTACCACTGATTTCTACATCAAAGTTATTGCCGAAATCACGGTATATACAACGCTCCATATCAATATATTGTATGCGGTATTCTTTACCTAAGCTTTTGCATAACTTGTTTTGTGCAGTATCACATGATGGCATCAAATCACCTCCTTTCGTGTAAAAATTGACTTTTGTCCTTTTTGTCCTTTGTCCTTAAAGTATGAAAATAATAAAAAATAGTAAAAAAGTAATCGTTAAATTATTGTTTTCTATATATGTATGTTTTTACACTTAAAGGGACACGTGACAAAAAGGACAAAAATACTTTATGATGCATTTTCATAGAGATAAGGATTGACGAGATAAGACTGACTTGTGGGTCTGCCTTTAGGGGTAACTGTATCGCAAACTTTAGGAGCAAGATACCCATAATCAACTAAATGGTTTAATACAGGCTGAACAGCCTCTGCTGTTTTAAAGCTACGGCACAAACGCATAATATCTCGCTTACTGAATTCGGTGAGACCATTCTTGCAGATAGAGTCGAGCATATACTGGCTCTTTTTTACAAGTTCGTCTGCTCCCATAAGAGAAAAAGCTGCAGAGGAGTGTTCGGTATAATACCTTCCGATTGCAATAGCCTTTTCCATAGTTTCTTTGTCAACAACCAAAGGGTCCGATGTTACAAGAAAACCGCTATAACGAGAAATAGATGCCCTGCATAAAACACCGGAGATACGGAGTACCGCACCTACAAGTTTACCTGCCCAATCTGAAATATCTGCGTATTCTGTTTTCAGTTTGGATTCAACCTCGACAGAAAAGCCTTCGAGCAGCTTATCTGCTTCAGGAGAAAGTGTTATTTCTTCAGGCTCTCCACCCGGTTCCTCTTCTAAAATATTGCGGATAAGATTACTGTACCTAAGATATATTTCTTCGGATATAGCCTCAGTTCTATATCTCCTGTTGCCTACTATTGATTTTGGCATGCAATAGAGGAAACGTGCAGTTAAACCTCTTCCTCTGAATATACCATTATGCATCATCCCTGATAACACATTCGGTTGCACTGTGAGTAGAACAGTAAGCGCAGGATTCATAATGCTTTCACTATTTCTACCGATTCGGTCAACTCTTATGCAATCCCCGGAATATCCCTTAAGCATTACATCAATATTGACGTTTTTACTATAAAGACCGGAAAGCATATCAAATATGCCACCCTCGGCAGATACTATTGCAGCTTTGCCGCCACCTTCGGCTAAAACACCTGTAAGCTTTTCTGTGGTTATATCATCAACATATAAACGAAGTGGAGTTGCCTCCTTATAATTTGCAAGCTGCTCTGCAATCCGCTCTAGCTCACCATCTTCAGCCTTGCCTTTTGCAGCTTTATCCTCTAAAGCGCGCTGCCTGCGCTCTAGAATACGCTTGTTCATCTTACTGGTTTCAAGTGCTGCAGCATTTTGTTTGTTGTATGTAGCCTCAAACTCGTTAACGGGTTTTGTCATTAAGCTAACAACAGCACTCTTTCTTTCAGAAGGTTCTGCAACTACAACTACAAACAGATTAACCGGCTCTACCCAATCTGCCTTACCACGAATACAAAATTTGCCCTGTTCACATAACGCGAGAATTGCTAGTGCCGCAGATGCACTCATATCGACAGGTGTCTGCGTGCTTTCAGCTACTGCTAAAACATAATCTCGCACAGCGGGAGGTAATGCTTCTACCGGGAATACAGGCAGCTTTGCCTGTTCGAATGGAATTGGTGTTTCCCAATGAACATCATCTACTTTTTCGTACTTTTCCGGTGATACATAGTCCGGTTGTGAACTTACCTTCTTATAGAACCTTTTGGCACTCTGCCATATTGTTTCTAGCTCGCTATCCTCAAGTGGTGGTAAGCACTCTTCAGCCTTCTCTAGAAACCTTGAGTGTGCCTCCTCGGTATCTCCTAACCTTTTAAGAATTTTGCCGGCATAAAGCGACATAGCATTATTACGGTTACCTTCAGGGATGGTATTGCCTAGCTTTGCAAAGTCATCTTCAGATTCTTTCTCTTTTATGAAATCTTCAAAAGACTTACTACCCGTAATAACATCCACCTGAGTATCAGCGTTACCGAAAAAGAACCTAGCAGCATCTAAAGCGTTGCTGTCGAAAAAAGGAAACATACTCTGTGCTTTTTTCATAAACTCGGTATACTCACCGGCTTCAGTAATGGGCCTTATAGGAAAAGCAACATGAAACCTTGGACGCGGTGCCTTGTTTCCCTTTTTCTTCATATGATTTCGACTTGTGCTTATGATGCAAGGTACATCAGGGAACAGTTTTAGAATGTCTTTCGGTGATATCCATTTAGATGGCTCCTCCGTATGATCGTTGTCACAATCGAAAACAGCGTTGTTTGCCTGAATAAAATTTTCTGTGTTGCGATAGTTATTTTTAAACTTAATAAACACGTGGTCAAAGGCCATAAAAGCCTTTAACTCTTCAGCGTTTTTCGCTTCACCTTCGTTTGAATAAACGCAGTTCTTCGGGTTGCCCTGCAAATCAGAATAATAAATGGTTGGTAATTTATTTGTATTCATTATTTATCACCACTTTCTGATTTTTCTTTGAGCCAAGCCTTAAAACCATCAACAGGAATCAATATACGTGCACCAATTCTAATGGTTGGAAAGCCGGGTTCTTTAACAAGCTCGTATGCTTTAGGTAAGCTGATACCCATATGTGCAGATAATTCCTGTACACTCATTGTAGATTTTTCCATAATTATTAACTCCTTCCTTTTAATGTAGATTTATTTGGTTATTGATTATTGTGATGTGAATATCAGGCAATAAATCTCACTAACTGTGAGATTACAATTTAATGATATAACATTTAGTTATCTTTGTCAATACTATTTCTCACAATTTGTTAAACTATTTTATAAATTTGTATTATATTTAGTGAGAAAACTATTGACATCACTCACAATTAGTGATAATATCAGTACATCGGAGGTGCAAAAATATGTTTGCAGATAGATTGAAGGAATTACGTAAAGAAAAAAATATGACTCAGGTACAGCTTGCTGAGATATTAGGAGTTTCCAAAGGAACCATCGCTATGTGGGAAATAGGAAAGCGTGAGCCTAATTTTGAAACCATCAATCAGCTTTCTGATATATTTGACAGACGAATCGACTATATATTAGGATTTTCAGACGATACATCTTCCCCTCAACTCACAGACGATGATATTGATCAGCTCGGCCGTTGGGAGGTAGAGGACCAGTTCCGTGAAATTATCATGTCATACCTTTCTCTTGATGAGTATGGCAAAACCGCCGTTGAAGGTCTGATAAAAACAGAAAAACTCCGCTGTCATGAACAGCAGAGCCTTTGTAATACAGATGATATAGTTTTAAGTATTCGTATAAATAAAAGTTAATAATCGTAGTAGCAAATCCCTGTGGCATATCTATCGTCTGCTACGGGGATTTTTGTTTATGTGCCTGCAATAGAAATAAAAATAATGCAAACCAAGGTATATTAATAAGCTTATAATTGTTCATTACAGGAAAAGATGATATAATATATATAATGCTTATTCGTTTATTTATGTTTAGGGAGGTGCTTGTTGTGTCTAAGTTTCAATACTACTCAGTTAAACAGATGGTGAAGTTCTTTCTATCCCAAGGAAAAGAAGGGGTATGTTGGGATTTTAAATTAGAGTGGCATGAAAAAACAGAGGATTTAATTAAGGATATTATCTGCTTTGCTAATACTGTACATGACGAGAACTGTTATTTAATCTTCGGTGTGTCTGATGACTTAGAAGTAAAAGGTATGAACAATGCCAGAAGAAAACAAGCAGATATCTTGGATGCTATTTCTAACCTGATGTTTGCCGGTGATAATTTGCCAAAAATCGAGGTAACTACCATTGAGTATGAGGGCAAAGAACTGGATGTGCTTATTATTTTCAATACGGACAAAACACCGATTTATCTAAAAAGAAACTATGGTAATATGAACGCAGGTTGTATTTATCTTAGAACCGGTGATAAGAACACTCCAAATAAAGGTAATGCCGAAATAAGTGATATCGAGAATTTATGGAGAAAAAGGTTAGGACTAACAAAACCGCCTAGAGATATCATTTTTGATTGCCTACATAATAAACTAGAATGGGTTGAGCAAGACGATGTGTTTTACAATGCTTTTCGTCCGGAATATACTCTAAGAATAAATTATGATGAAACAGATAGGGATAGTGATGAGTTCTATTCATACGCAATGACAAACGAATCTACGTCATTCTGCAACCTTGATATAATGTATCAAAATACAGTTCTTGATTCATACCAATTAGTTAGCTTAGATGGTGCTCGATTACAAATACCAATTCCAAAATGGGGATATGTTTGTCATAATGATTATGGCTTGCACGCTAAATACTCATATAAATATTATGTTTTAGGAAGTGACAGATATAGACTTCTGAGGTTTTTATATGATGAAGAAAACAGCGAGGAAAGGTATGCTTTTATACATCTAACAGAAGTAGTGTTAATATATAGCTCTGATGAGGAACGTCTTTCCTTCGAGTCTTTTATAGAGGGAAATCAGGATATATTTGAGAGTTATTATAAAACGGTTAACAGGTTCAATTATATCAACACCGGAAATGAAACAAAAACAAAAACTTACAAGGAGCGTTTAAATATCGGTTATGCTCTAAATGAATTGCTGATAGACTGGAGGAATAAACAGTTACGCAATTTTGATAATGAAGATACAACACAAAAGCAGCCACAGGCATAACGCTTGTGGCTTTCTCTTTGTCTGTTTTAGTTTTTGCGGTTTAATCTGTGGTGTCTGTTATAGTTTCAAGCAGTATTCTGCCGCCGAGTCGGAAGCCATACACAAATGTTTCTCGCTCGATGATGCAGTACATTTCATTTACACAGTCATCGTATTTTTCAAGGATTTCTTTTTGCTTATCCGTAAGTGTGGCGGACAACTCATCGCGATTCTTACCCATAAGGTTAAGTAGGTTCTTTATCTCACCGTTACCCTCAACTCGCTGTATCTGTGGGTCGATGTTGCCAT